GCATATCAAAATGGCACATGCGATGCCAAGTTGGTTTGGATTCCTGGCACTAGACGCTGATCTCGCGATGGTCTTTATCGATTGCGCAAGACTTCACACTAATCCCGGAGAATCCGCCAAGTCTGTCGAAAATGCGCGCAAGGCCCTTGCGGAAATTCAGCGCAGCCTGGCGAAGCCTACCGCACGTGGGCTCAGCATGAATGAAGTATCTTATTTGGAGCGAAGGTCTGGGGAAATCGAATCGGCATTGGTAGCGTTGACAAGAAAGTCAAACTGACCCACATAAAGACCCGTGGCTTGGCGTTTTGCAGTCCCACCGCACACGATGCGAATCCCCCACAACATTCCACCACCACCTGCTAGAGCAACCCTGACGCGGCGTTAGTTCCCGATAAGCGGTCGGCAAGTAGGCTTACCGGAAAAGTGACCTCAAACTAAAAAGGCCGCTAGCCTCGCGGCTGGCGGCCCCGTGCGCAGCGGCCTACTTCCCGATCTTGTAGCTCCTCTCGCCCACGTCGTTCTTGCTGGACTCGACCGTGAGTCCCATTTTCTTGCCGAGTGTTCCGCTGATGAATCCCCGGATGCTATGGTTTTGCCAGTCGGTCGCTTTGGCGATCTCTGCCAGGGTTGCGCCACCTTTGCGGCGCAGCAGGTCCAGCACGATGGACTTTTTGCTGCCCTCGCGCGCCTCAGGGGCGGCGTCCTTGGCCTCGGCAGCCTTGGTCGCCTTGGCCTTCTTCGGCGCGCCCTTGGGCGCCTTGGGCGCGGGGGTGGCGGCTTCCTGGGCGGCGGTGGCCGTCTCCGGCGCGGCGCCGTCCAGTCCCTGGATGGCCTTCCAGATCCGGGCCACGGCGCTCTTGCGGTCGGTGAACTTCTTGACCGGCTTCAGGGCGCCGCCGAATCCGGCGACGCCGGCAAAGCCGTTCCAGATCTGGACCAGGCGGTCGGTGGGCCAGTTGGCGGCGAGCTTGGCAAGCTCCTTTTCGGTGGCGAAGTGCTCTTGGCCTTCCGGGATCTGCTCAGCGGCGGGGAAGGCTGTGATGGCGTTGTCGGTATCTATCGCGAAAAGTCTCATGGAAATGCTCCTTCACTTCCGCAAGCCCGCCTGTTCCGGGCGGGCGCGGGCGGGGCGTTGGGCGCTGCTATTTGCGCCGGCCGTCGATGACCACCGGGACCATGATGTACTTGCCATCGATCCCGCGCGCCCAAAGCCTGAAGCATCCGGCGACCTGGGGCTTGTAGCTTGCAGCGATCTCCTGCGCCTCGTTGGGCGTGCTGACCGCCGCGACCGGTGTGTAGCCGCTGCTGGCGTATTCGTACATCAGGAGGCCTTCGCCGCCCAGGTCGGTGTTCGGCCCGATCTCAATCGCGAAGCCGTGCCAGGGCTTCCGTGCGTTCTTTTTGGTGCTCGTCGTCGCCATCTGCTCATCTCCTTTGCATGACGATTCATCACTCTTTGCGGCTGACAAGGCAAGACAAATGATCCGAATTCGGGAATCTTTATTTGGCGCGTTTTCAAAGACATGCCGCCAGCGTCTGGCGGCGGGACGTTGATATGGCGCTGACCCTCCAGCAACTGCAGGCGAATCTCGATTCGATAAACCAGCAGATCGCAGGCGTGGTGTCGAAAGCCAGGTCTCCCGATGGCAAGGAGGTCACGTACCGGCCCATGGCGGAATTGCTGCTGGCGAAAGGCAATATCGAGGAGCAGATCCGGACCTATGGCGGCAAGAGCGATTCCAAATCGACGTTGGCAGAGCACAGCCGCGGCTATGGGCACAGAGGGGCGTACCCAAGGGGACACCGATCATGAACGTCCTCGACCGCGCAATCGAACTCGTTGCGCCCAAAGCAGGTCTGCGCCGGGCGCAGGCGCGCGCCGTGTTGACGCTGACCCAGGATTTCATGGGCCGCCACGCCGAGCGATTCTCTTACGACGGTGCAGCGGCGGGCCGGCGCGCGAACAGTTGGATTGCGCCATCGACCGACGCCAACGTCGAGTTGATGGGATCGCTGGTGTGGCTACGCAATCGCAGTCGCGACCTCGTCCGGAACAATCCGTATGCCTGCAAGGCGGTCGAGGAGCTCGTGGGCAACACAGTCGGAACAGGGATCGTGCCGCAGGCGAAGACCGGCAGTGCCGCCCTCGACAAGATTATCGACGGGGAGTGGCTCTACTTCGTCGAGGCCTGTGACACTCCGCAGCGGCTGGACTTCTATGGCATGCAGGCTCTGATCCTGCGAACGATGGCAGAGAGCGGGGAATCCATCGTGCGCTTCCGGCCGCGCCTGACGCAGGACAATCTCCGGGTGCCGCTGCAACTCCAGTTGCTCGAAGCCGACTTCCTGGACCACGCGCGCACGATGGGCACCGTCAATGGCCATGTAATGCAGGGCGTCCAGTTCGACCTGCTAGGCCGGCGCATCGCCTATTGGATCTACACCTACCATCCGGGCGGAATGTTGATTATGAATCCGCGCGGAGGCATCCTCAGCGTCCCCGTGCCGGCCGAGCAGATTCTGCATTCGTACCGCGTGCTGCGACCTGGGCAGATCCGCGGCGTGCCCTGGTTGTCGCCGGTGATGATGGCGTTGCGCGACCTCGACGATTACGCCGATGCGGAGCGCGTGCGCAAGAAGATCGAGGCATGTGTAGTCGGCATGGTCACGCAGCCGGAGGGCCTGGAGGGATCGTTGCTCGGACTCCCCGAAGGCACTGACCCGAGAACCAGGCGCCCGATTGAAGAGTTCCAGCCGGGCCAGGTGGCATACCTCAAGCCGGGCGAGGACGTGAAGTTCAACAACCCGCCCCCGCTTGGCGGCTACCGCGAATACAAGATGACCGAGCTGCAGGGCATCATGGCCGGCATTGGCCTGCCCTACGAACTAGGCACCGGAGACATGTCGCAGGTGAATTACTCGTCCTGGCGCGGCGGCCAGTTGGGATTCCGGAACACCGTCGAGAATTACCGCTGGCTAACATTGATCCCGATGTTCTGCATGCCGGTGCGCCGCCGCATGATCGACACGCTCCTGATGGTGGGTAAGATCCCGGAGTCCGCGGTCGGCGATCCGAAACTGAATCTCTACGGCACTCAGTGGACCGCGCCGCGCTTTGAGTCGGTTGATCCAGTCAAGGACGCCGAGGCGGCGCTGAAGGACATCCGCATGGGCAGGATCACCTGGTTCGAGGCGGTGCTCGCCAACGGCTACGACCCCTACGCGCAACTGCAACAGATCGCGCTCTTCAACAAGCTGCTGGATAAGTTCGAAATCATCCTCGACTCCGACCCGCGCAACACTACGCTCCGCGGCCAGGAGCAACCTGCGGCAACCGAAGAGCGGACGCCCAGTAGCAAGGCCGTGGCTGGCGGCGCCAAGAGCCAGGGCATGGCGGCATTGTCGGACGAGGACCTGGGAATGGTCAAGGAACTTCTGTTGGCGGGCTCTCACCAGGTGGCGCGCGCCTGGGACAGCACGACGCGCACATATCTGACGTAAGGAGGGATTCATGGAGAATCCGAACGTGGGGGAAACGGTAGTGACGCAGGTGGGGGCACTCAATCCACCAGTTGGTGGCGCCGGACCCGGCGACCAGGTGGTATTTGCCGCCGCCGATGGCACGATTGCCTTCCAGCCGGCGACCGTGGACGAAAAGAACCGCACGGTGGACGTCGTCTGGTACGGCGGGCAGACGGTTCCGCGCAGTGACCCGGACACCGGCGAGCCCTACATGTTGCGCCTGGACATGGCCGGCTGCCGCATGGAGCGATTGAACTCGGGCGCGCCCGTCTTCGATTGCCACATGAGCGGCCTCGATTACAAGTCTGCCATGGCGAACCAACTGGGCGCCAAGGCGCAGCGCGGTTCGGTCGCCAAGGCGTGGGCGGATGGGCCGAAGGGCCTGGCGACGCTCCAGTTCGGTGTGGCTGGGGAGAATCAGGATACGGACCAGTTGTGGTCCGGCATCGCCTCCGGCCGCATCAGGAACCTCAGTTTCGGGACCTGGATTTATAGCAAGGTGCCAGCCCAGGACCCGAACGGAAATGGCACGATGGCGCCGCACCCGAGCGGCAGCCAGGCGCCGGTATTTGTGGCTCAAGATTGGGAACCGTTCGAGGTTTCCGCGATCACTGTGCCGGCAGACTTTTCAACTCAGTTCTTATCCGCAGAAGTGACTGCGGATGCGAAGCGGGCCACCAGCCCACAACAGGAGATCATCGTCATGGAACAGGCGACTCAGACGGGTGCGGAAGCCCGTACCGATACGGCAGGACTCGACGCGGCGCGCGTTGAGGAATTGCGGGCGCAAGGAGCGGCGGTCGAACGGCAGCGTGTAAGCGCCATCCGCACCTCCTTCACACCCATGCTCAAATACGGCATCAAGCCGGAATTTCTCGACGCATTGATCGCCGACGGCACACCGCTCGATGCGGCCAGAATCAAAGTCCAGGATCAACTGGTGGCGGCCGCAAACCTGACGACCGATGGCAGGATGCATCCGACTCATTCGGAACTGGCGGTCACTCGCGACGGCGGGGAAACCAGACTCGCATGCATGCAGGAAGCGATCCTGTTTCGCATCAACCCCCTGATCTATCGCAACGAAGGGCCGGCGGTGCAGCGCGAGCGCGCGGAGATGGCGCGGGAATTCGTGGGCTTCACCTTGATGGAGATGGCCCGCGAGGCGCTCAACGCGGCGGGGATCAGCACGCGTGGGTTGTCGAAAGACATGATCGCGGAGAAGGCGCTCAACTATCGCCGGCTTCCGGAGTTCATCGGGATGGGGGGGGCCTTCTTCGAAGGCGGCGGGGAATCCGTCTCGGACTTCCCCTCGATTCTCGCCAACGTCGCCAACAA